AGGTATCGCTTGGGAAAAGCATTGTACAAACACCGTTAGTTGCGTCAGTGATAGTACAAGTTACTGTTTTTAATACAGTGGTTGTTCCTATCTCTCTAATTCTTACTCTTACAGTTCCGCTAGTAATATCGATTGGTGCAAATGTTGTTGGATCTTCTGGGTCCAATGTTTGCCCTGAAGCTGCGGTATTGCTGTCCTTTAAAGTAATAGTTAACTCTGGAAGTGTATCTCCTACTACCAATTTTAAATTTGCTGAATAAGCCATTAGTATCCAAACTCCTGATATTTAACGGTTAAAGAGGCACCGACATTTCCGTATTTATTTTTTCTAACTGCAATAGCCTCTCCTTTATCATACATTCTTTTATTAAGATCTGCGGCTTGGATGTCTGTCCAAGGGCTATCTTTCATCATTTGCAGTCTATACAAAGCACCATGAATAATAGTTTCTTGATATTCATTAGCGATAATGTTTGGGATTGTTGTTGAGGTTTGTGTTGGTTTTAAGCTGTATAACACATACAAAGTCTCTGTTGACTCTGGTGTTGGTGCAACCATAATTGTTTCTTGATCTTGTTGTGTATAGTATTTTGGCTTGCCTTTGCCGTAGTAATGAAAGATAGACACACCACCGATCTGAGATTTAGCTTCTAGTGTGGTAAATTGTTTTTGTGATAAAGGTGTAGTTGATGGAGATGTGCTTCTAAATACATCAATAATATGATTTAACTCAGTCCCTGGAGGAATATCTAAATCAGAAGCATCATATTCATTAACATTAGCGACAACGATAAACGGGGTAAGATCCTGTATGTAGATATCTGTACTTATACAGAAATCAATCAAAGTATTTCTTAATTCATCTATAACAATAAACTTAGGACAGTTAGGAACTTCTCTTCTTACTTTGGGTACTAATGTTTCTAATTTTTTTGATACTGCCATCTGTTACTCTGTGGGTGATGCTGATCTTGGTGTAGATCCTGCGTCAACTTGGTTTTTAATTCCTAATGCGTTTTGGAATGAAGAATAATATACAGCAGCCTTTTGAATGTCTCCTGCATATTCTGAATCCTTTTGGTATGCTCTATAGAGCATGTAGTCCAAAATAGCATTAGCGTATATGTCGTCTAAAGTTATGGTATCGGTATCAGAGGTAAAATCACTAATACTAATATCTGATGGGGATGAACTATAAATAATTTCTATAGTATGTCCGCTGGCTGATGGATACGGATACACATAAAATGCTTTAGGATCTATAGGGTTGTAAACATAGTGTTCTACATAAAGAGATGTTTTATCGTACCAATCATCTACCTGATCATCTAACACCCTTCTTTCAATAAGTGTTATTGGATTTTTATTAGGGGATAGATTTTTGTAAATATCTAATAATCTAAGTGCTGTAGCAGGCAGAGACTGTTTAGCACTTTGGGATAGAGTAAAAGAAGTATTTACAGTATTTGAATCTGGTCTAAATAAAACTATTTCTCTTTGAGCATCATTCAGGTAATCAAGCAGAGTTTGTTGAGACCATCTAGTATTACTAGTGTCTTGTAATATTTCTTCTGCCTTGTCTATGACATCAATGACCCGAATGGTTGCCATCTTAGAGTCCTAGTTCTTTTTTCTCTTCGTCTGAAAGAGATCTTTCGTCATAAATGAAAGTCCAAAATTCTTCTCTATGTTTTGGGTTCCAAGCCACAACTTTGCCATGCTCACTCTTTGAAGCTATGGGTGTTCTTTTCCCAGATGACTTAGGCTCTTCTTTAACCTCTACTTCTACTTTAGAATCGAGAGACTCTACTTGTGCCTCAAGATCTTTGAGTTTGTGTTTGGGATTTAATTCAACATTGTGCTTTTCTTTAGCCATTTTAATAAGCTCGTCTTTTTTCATTATATTACCTCTTGCCCTTAACCTTGGGCATTACTTTGTTTAAGGTACCATAAATATACGCATCTCTCCTAGCACCTTTTAAGCCCTTTTTCTTTGCTTGGGCTTTGAGTGCTTGTTCGAGTTTTTCTTTTTTTGATCCCTTAGGCATGAATAAAAAAGGGGAGCCGAAGCTCCCCTAAACCAACATTAAGCTAGTTTGAACTCTCCGAGGGCTGTTGGTAGGACAACTTTGTATCCGTAAACAGCTAATCCTCTAACACCATCACCGAATGAAGACTCTAGTCTTACAGTTTCTGTGTTAGTGAACTGAGAAGCATAAGCAATAGCTTTAGGATGTCCGTATAAGCCAGATGTTACACCAGCTGTTGTAGACAGGTTGTTAGAAACATACATTTTGAATCTATCAACCATACCAATAAAGCCATTTCTTAATGGTGATACTGAATCACCAGTTAAGTATGCTTGTCTTAGCTCGGTTTGTTTTAGAATAGAAGCGGTAGCTGGATTAACGATCATAAATCTATCCTCTTCAGGAATGTTATTTTCGTCAAGTGTTTTACCTGCGTCTAAAATAAAACCAAGAACATTAGATGTGCTAACAGTTGCTGGAGTACCGCCATTGATATCAGTCAATGAAGATCCTGCTGCTACATTAGCGAACACATCTTGCTCGATTTCGATCTTCATGTTTTGGGCTGCGTCTTTTGCTGCTTCATTCATAAAGTCGATATCGGCTTGCGTTCTTAAAATATCGTCAACTTTAAAAGCGTAGCTTTTAGCTTTGTCGATATTAAGTTCAATGGTAGATGAAGTTACATCTGAGTAGGATAAAGTTCCTGTGTAGTCAGCGACAGTTACCGCTGGTACTGCTCTGATGTTAACTTTGTTACCAAGCCCTGAAATCTCTCCTTCGTACTCGTTAGTTGTTACCTCGGACAAAACAGTCTGAGCGTAAAACTTAGCTTGTAACTTCTTGGAAAAAACTTCAGGTATAAAGTGCTGCTCTCCAGCTGCGAAACTAAAACTTCCGCTTGAAGATGAATATGCCATTTTTTATTACCTTATTTAATTAAAAGTTATTTTTTAATAGCAAAATCATTTAGGCTTCACTCTCCCTTCAGCGTAAGCTAGATCAATTTCTTTTTCTAACTTAGCAAACTGTTTATCAGAAAGTTTTCCAATTTCTTGGGCAGTCCAAACTTTTTTGCTACTACCTAAATTTTGCTTCCTAGCCTTGGATAAAGATGGTTCAACATTTTGTTTTGCCTTCTCTACCAATTCTGCTTTAGAAACAGTTTTGGAAACTAAACCCATATCAGTTTTATATTTTGATAAGAGAGCTATTACATCTTCAGCCTCACCTTCTTTGGCAGCATTTCTCCACATGCCTGACTGTCTGTCTAACCAAAGACTAAAATCTTCAGTAGCTGACACTGACTGCCAGTCTGGGTGTGCCTCTGAAATCTTGCTTTGATGTATTCTATCGGCTTCTTCCTGTTGGGATTTAAGAACTTCACTTGTAGTCTGTTGTAACTTCTGGTTGACTAGGGCAATCCTAGAATCCACATATTTCTGAAGTGGTTCAACAATCTCAGGATAGTCTTTCGCTATTTGAGATAGGTCTACACCTACTTCTTCAATCTGCTTCTCAACCTTGGACTCAGACTTCATGCTTTCCATAGCTGTTATCTTGTTAGACATTTCAGCTATTTTAGCTTCAAGCTCTTTCTCCTTTTGGGTAGCTTTGGTCATTCGTGCCTGAGCATTCTTGTACCGTTCTTCCCACTGTTGAGCCGATAGACTCGTATCATCATTATCTTCTGATTCTGAGTCATCTTCCTGAATCTCTTCTATCTGATCAGATGTTTCTTCAGTCTCCTGAGATTCATCGGGTGAAGTTTCTGCGTCTTCTACTACTTCTTCTGGGGTGTCCTCTTCTTCCACTTCCGGGATAGCTAGTCCCTTTGCTTCTGGCTCGGATTCCGTCTGAGAGTCATTGATCTGCTTCATCATCTCATCAGCTTCTTTTTCAAGCCTTTCAGCGATTAACTCGCCTCTAGTTTTTTCTCTTTCCATTTTCTCGGTCCTTATCGGGTATCGATTAAATTATTTGTAAATATTAGGAGTATCCTTCCGGGTTCCTAACGAGTTGATTACTTTGTCAGCAATCTGATCTAAAGATACAATAAACTTAAGAATGTCGCAACGACCTTGACTAAAGCGGAAGTCCTCCGTTATTTCCAACTGGTCCCTCTCCGCTTGGCGTAGCTGTTCCATTTCTTGCATCAGGACCGACCATTCCTTCCCCATTTGGCTGCTGATCACCTTGACCGCCCTGCTGCATTCCAAGGATAGCTTGTTGTAGTGCTTGTTCATCCATTAACTCCTTTTGAGATTTAATAACTTCGTCTGGATCTATGTCCAAAGATTTTGCCACATCTGTTAAGAGTTTGTCTCTCTTAATCATTTGAGCATCTAGTGGATTATTAATTAGCGACAAGAATTGTAGCAATCTTTGCGATTGTACTTCTTTCTGTATGAGGGCTGTTGATCCTTTAGCAACAACTCGCATATCAGATTTGACTAATTCATTTTCATTCCAAGTCATATTCCAATCGTATAAAGATCTAATTAATGGCTTGGTTAAATAATCGTCAATGTTTTTGATAACAGACTTAAGAACAATGTTGGCATTGCTCATAAGAATTGATATACCCGTAGCCGTTCTATTTAAAGAACTCTGCGTCTGCCCATGGGTATAAGAGGGCAGTGCGGTAGTCTCATCGGCGAATCTGCGGAATAATTCAATCACAGATACTAATGCTGGTGAGTTTGATTGTGGTTGGTAAAAACGAACCATGGGTTGGTTACCATCACCGCCCTCTCTTAGGAACACACGCCATGGGTATAGCTCAGTGGGGTCTTCACCTGATGCCATGATATCGGTGTTCACTTCGACCATTGGTCCAGATGATAGAGCCACATTATCCAAATATATTCTCGTTGCCGAGTTCATGGTTTGTTGTGAGTCTCGCATCATTCGTGGTACACCTGTTCCCCAAAATGCGTGTGGGTTTTTCTCATATGGGAATATGAAATAAGGGATGATTCCACCAGGAAGTGGATTCATTTGTGCTTTGATAACTTTACCGCTAGAGATCCATATGTTTGCTTGATACTCTTGGGTAGGGTCGTCTTCACCTAGGTCAACGCCTAGCTCTTCTAAATCGTAGCCATTAACGCTGCCCCAAAATTCTAAAACTTCAAACTTGCCTGTCTTGGTTGTAACTTCGTTGACATTGGCAATTTCTCTTCTGTCTTTCTCGTGCTGTTCTTCAGTATGATTACCGTGGTGATTGTCTTCTACAATCTCATCAATAATATCTTCGTTAAAGCCCGGGAACTCTTTTAAATCTACAAACTCTTGTCTGGAAATAACATGCCTTCTAAATAAATTACGCATGTCTTCAATGCTTGTTGCATAGGGGTCAGGATATAAATCAAAGATTGATACCGCCTCCATTTCGGGGACAAGGTTCTCTTCATAGATAAGGCTAAAGCCTTCATCGCCTTTGATCCATTTGTGATCTTTTTCAATTCTTAAAGTACCTGCCTTCATAGCACCTGTACCAAAGATCACTTGCTCCATGATGGCATCTTTCATTTTGCCTTCAAGGTTGGATTCTAGAGATTGATCCAGAATAGCCTCTTCCATATTCTCAACTCTTCTTTCGGTCTCTTCTTCAAGCTCAGTTTTTAATTCCATTAATCTGGCTTGAATTAAATCATCTACAAGGTTGGGGTCGACCACCTGGGCGGCTTGCATTATTTCTAATGCAGCTTTCTCGGTGAGATCTTTTTCAACCAATGGCTGTTTAGCTATAGGAGTAGATTCTATGGAGAAAAATTTTTGACCGGGTTGAAACAGTAAATCGGTGATGCGGCTGAAAGCGGCAAGAACTTTAGTTCTCGTTAGACCAACATAAACTTGTGATCTATCACCACGCTCTCTGATCTTTGCTAAAACATTCGGATCGTATTGACCCATGAAAGCTCTTAGGTCCTCTATCCAACTATCTTCAATTTCATCCCTAGCATCTTTGTATTCAAAGTACTTGTTTTGTAGTATGCTGCCAAGGGAGTCTAATTCGTGCTGCTCTTCGTCATTTGTATCTATTGCAGCGGGGATTCCTTCTGGACCTAATTTATTTTTTTCTACTTCCATCTAAAAATATTCTTTCTTGACCCTTTTAAAAGTTTGCCTGTGTTTTCTTGGCATACTGTTAAGACCAAATAATGCTATAGCGTATGCCATTATTCTATCATCAAAACAACCCTGTTGTGCATTTGTTATTCCTCGTGCATCAACAACATAAGTTCTGAGTTCGTCAATGAGATCTATGTCTACTATACCAGACTCTCCTTGGCGTAATAAGTGTACTAAGTTATCAATAATTAATGGTTTTGTCTTGCTTGTAGTCAAAAAACCTGCTCTTCGGGTAAGTTTGTCTACATAGGCGTCATCTACGGTTTGTTCAACATAAAGGTTTGGATACCCCAATTCTTGGATTTTTCTTATCGTGGTTAGACCGTGATTGTTCCTTTCAATCAATGTCCAAGCTTTGTTGTAGTAAAAACCGATCCTCGCAACTATGCTCGCAAGGTCAAAAGGATCTACATGTCCAGACCAAGTTGCAACTTGATTTCCCATGTGGTCTAAGACTTGGATGCACGAATAGTCTCCATGCTCTAAGCCTTCAGCAACATCAACGCCCATGCAATACCTAAGTTTTTCATGGGGCGTTTCGAAAATTTTTAGGAGACCTTTGTTGTGTTCTACGAAACCATCTTCTCGCACATCATATCGGCAAACAGGACTAAAACATTCTACAGCTGCTTGATCAATATATTTAGGCTCAACAAATAATCTGCCTGTGGTTAGGAACGCCTCTTGCGGGGTAGACGGGTATTCTTGTCTAAATAAATCTTCACCACCAAGCTCTTGTATTTTTAATCTGCGGAACATTATCTGCTCATCATCCAAATTAAACATAGTTTTAATATCTTCTTCTTCACGCTCTATCTCAAAATACGGATCTACCTTTCTGCGATAATCAGGCATCATGTACCACGGAATAAAACAAATCTCCCACTCACCCTCTCCCCGGAGTGAACGCATACACGCATCATAGAACCAACCACCTGCTCCATTGGCGGTAGACTCTAATAATATTTCAGACTCAGCTTCTGGAACGGTCTGGAGCAAACCGGGAATGATGTCTGCGTTAGGATAGAACGCAACCTCAGAACCATGTAAATAGTTTGTTGTCCATCCACGACCAACCTCCCCAGTTCGGGCTGTAGCGATACGCCATCTTGAACCATGAATAAACGCCATAGAGTTACTCGTAGATTCTTTTAATTCTGGGGTAACTAAGGGATGGGGT